TGAACGCGGCGTTCGTCGGCGCGCCCTTCGCGCCGGGCTTTCTCATCTTCTCGCCAGAGCCAGCGGCGATGCGCTTGCGCTTGGCGTTGATGTTCGCGTAGAGACCGCGCGGCATTGTTAGCAGTACTTCCCGGTCTTGGTGTTGTGTCCGCCAGACTTCTTGCCGCCCTTGCCCTTACCGTATGCCATCGTGTTTGTCCTTCCTTGAATACGAGCCACGCCCCTTGCGCGGCTTCACGATTTGTTTTCCGAAGCCGCGAAGTGACGCGGCCATCGGGTTACCACTTGGTGCGATCCGCCCAGTACGCGGCTGACATCTTGCCCTTTGCGATGTTCTTCGCATGACGCGCCTTGAACGATTTGCGCCTCGCGGCGCTTGACTTGCTCTCGCCCTCTCTTCTCGGCGACCCGCTGACGCCCTGCTGGCCGAAGCGGATCAACTTAACCTTGTCGCCCTCCTTCGCCACAACCACATGCGACTTATTCGGGTGGTTCGGAGTGCGCTTCGGCTTATTGTAGCCGGAAACACCGGCTCGCGCTAGGCGGGGGTCTTTAGGGGCGCGTGGGGCCATTACAGGATGCCTCCGGCGGGTTGTGGCTCGTCCTGCATACCGAGGCCAAGAAGGCCAGCGCCGCCAGCGCTGAAAAGCGGTATGCCCTTCTTGACCGCCTCTCGCATCTTCGGCGTGATCTCGATGGTGAGGCGCGACGCCTTGTCGGCAGGGCCGGTCATTCGCACTTGCATGTTCCCAACAGTGGCCTCCGGGTCTAACTTTTTAACAACCCCCGCCGCTGCCTTCGGGATGATGTTGTCATAAAATGTCTCAAGCCCTTCTTCATTCCATCGGTCGTACTGAACCTCACCGGGAGAAAAAGAAACATATTTTTTGTCTTCTTGAACAGCTTTGGCAAGCAGGCGCTTTATAGCAACCTCAGCAAACTTTTTGGAGCTTCCTACAAAAGGAGCGGGATCAAAGCCTCGTTTAATTCTGTTTATGTCCTCAAGAACCTTCATATGCTCTTCATCTACTTTGTAATACCTGTCTTGAAGGGCCGCATACTTATCAAGCAGGTCTTTCGCCTCTATTTCAGCCCCCGCTATCCTTAAAACACCGTCTTTTGCTCGGCGCATCTCCATCATTAGCTCTTCGTTGCTGACCTTGCTAACTCGTTGCCCACCAACATTTTCATATAGGTCTGAAGAACCTTTGTAGTACTCATATTCGCCGCCTATCTCTTTTTGTAGGCGCTTCATCATTTCAGCGCGAGCCTTCGCGTCTTCTGAATGAATTCCAGCCAAAGTCTTAAGGTAATCATCATTTTTTTTCATAAGGTCCGGGAGGGCTTCCCTGTCTCCGGGCTTGATGAACATGCCCCTGCCCTGCTGACCCCAGTCAGACTGAAGCTCCTCTACATACAAAACGTCCCCAGCATCTTTCGCCATAGTGCGGTCTGTTGTGCGAAGATGAACGACAATGTTTGGCTCTTCAAAGTGGTCGCCTTGGAAAAAGTCGCCTCGTCCCTCAAAAACTGGGGCAGTCAGGCGTATTTCTTGATAGTTTGTTCCGCCATCTTCTGTGTATTCAGCATATCGAGTGTCGCCGCCGCTATACCCCACGACACCCCTGTCAATAGCATCAGTTTCAGCTTGGATGCGAGCCTCAGAAAGAGAAAACGGAGTATTGTCCCCGGTATCAACAAACTCCCCTGCCTCATTTCGGATTGAGTAACCCATATCGTCTGTGCCTACTATCTCATAGCCGGTGTCAGGGTCTTGCAAGCGTAAGACAGGGTCGTAGGAATATCTCTCTATCGCAAATTCCTTTGCAATATCGCGGACCTCATCTTGAACATAACCGGGCAGTTCCTCAAAAAGGTTTTCCTCAATAGCCTGCTTTATGACTTGCAACTTTTGGTCGCCGTCAGCATCCACATATTCTCCGGGGTTGCGCGCTTCAAGCTGACTAAGGACAGCGTCTGCATCCGTCTCCAAAATCATGTCAACTTCGTCTTCAATAAAGTCAGGCCCATAAGCAACGTCCATATCAAGAACATCTGCCGTGGCCGGGAAGTTCATAGCAGAATTTTGAAACTCATCGCCGGTGGTAATATATTCATCAAGGCTAATTCTGTTTTGCTCCAACAGCCCCACCAGTTCGTCGCGGGTGACGCGAGGCTGGCTCAAAAGCCCCTCAAGTCCGGGGGTAAAGGCGATCTCGTCGGGCTTGACGCCGCCCTTCAGAAGCATGCTGCGATATTGCTCGCCAGAGCCTTTCGGCTGCCGCAAGCCCTTCGCGGTCTCAAGCGCCTGACTGACAAAGCCAAGCTCGTCAATATCCGGGCCAGCCACACCACCCTGACGCGCCACGATCATGTCATCGACAATCGCAGTCGGATCAATCCCCGATCCAAGCGTGGTGGTCCGGGCGCGCTCTGCGACCCGCGCAGGCGCTCCGGCGGCGTAGGCGCGCCCTCCGGCCTCTAGCAGGTCAACACCCCTCCCAAGCGTCGCAGCGCCGCCTGTGGGCGCTAGAATGCCGCCTGTGACGCGACCAGCGATCTCTCCGGGCGAGTTAGTCGGGCGACCGTAGTCGTAGCCCATATATTCAACGAAATCGGCGTATCGGTTGATCAGATCATCCGCGCCGAGGAGGGGGCGCTCGGAGCCAAGCACGTTGCGACGCCCGAACATAGCGTCCACACCCTGCAAGCCCATATTGACAAGGTCAACCGGCGCACCGAGCAAATCAAACGGCGAAAACTTCAATCCGCGCGCAAAATCGCCCGAAATCTGGCCCACAGCGGATGGCGTCCCCATCGGCCCCAGTAAGAAATCGTCTTCGGGGTTCATCACACCACCCAGTTCGTTTTCGGCTTGACTACGCGGTTGCTATTGTAACCCCTTGAGTAGCCACCCGCAACCGCACCCTGCGCCGCAAACGTCAGCACGAACGCGTCCGCCACGTCGGGTGAGCGCTGGCCGCGCTTCTTCATCTCGTCCTTGCTCTCAATCTTCAACTTGCCGCTGGAGAGGTACTTGTATCTGATGCCGGTCAACTCCGAAATCAGCGTGTCGTCCTGCGGTATCTTGCAGTCCCGCGCCTCGAACCACTCGCGCGCGGCCCAGAACAACTCGTCCCGCAGGCGATTGAAGCGATCCTTCAGGGACGCGGTCTCGCTGACCGATACCGCGACCGCTGGCATGTCCAACTCGCGCAGTCGGTCCGCCAGACCGGCTCCCAGCCCGATGGCGTCAATGTAGATCGCCTGCGGGCGCTTGCTGTACGGAACCGCGTCGTACTCCGCAAGCACGATCCCGGCCAATTCCATCAAATCCTTGTTCTGCCACGTCTTGATCGGCTCAACCAGCACGTTCCCCTGCCGCTTCGCCAGAGCGGACCTGTCCGAGCCAAATCTCGCAACGTCAAGCCCCCACGTCACAGGCGTGGTCGGCCCCGCCTCCACGTCGCGGTGCGTCGCATCCTCCACCAAATGCAGCGGCAGCAACACGTCGTCAGACTGCGTCGGGAACTCGCCCAAGACGCGCACGCGGAACACGTTGCTCGCCTCGCCGTACTTCTCGGCCATATCGGTGATAAACTTCGGGTTCACATAGTCCCCGTCCTCGCACGACACGGTCATGCAGTGCCACTTCTCGCGATCGGCGTGAAATGCGTCGTAAAAATACCCGTCCGACCGGGTCGGGTTACCGCACATGATAATCTTCGCGCCGGGGGTGGACAGCGCACCCGACGCAGTCTCGAAAATCACGTTCGGCACGCCGGATGCCTCCTCGATCACAAAAAGCATGTGGGGGGAGTGAAATCCGGCGAGGCTCTCCGGGTTCTCCCGGCGGCTGGTCCGCGCGACGGCGAAGCTGTCCGACGCGCCCTTGAGCGCGATCTTGTCTGACTTGAAATCGAGCAAATCCTTGAACGCCTGCGGCATATTTCGCGCCCAGCGGTCGATTTCGGTCCACAATACGTCCGAAAGCTGGTGGGCGCTGTTGGCGGTCACGGCGGCCTTGCAGGGGTAGTGGGTCAACAGCCACCACAACACGACCCAACTCTCGAAGGCCGTCTTCCCGACGCCGTGGCCCGATTTGATCGCGACTTTATCGTGCTGCGCCACAGCGTCGAGCGCCTCGCCCTGCCAGCGCTGAGGCGTCGCGCCGAGGACGGATTGCACGAAAAAGCGCGGATCGTCGCGGAACTGCGCGATCATCGCTACGAGATCATTATTTTCGGCGGCGCTGGGTGTCATGCGTTATCTCCGGGAGGGCGGGGGGGGTGAGGGGTATATATTTTTCTTCGGCCCCGGTCGCCTGCGCGAGACGGGGGGGGGTCGATGTTTCACGGAATGTTTCACGGAAATGTCGCATAATGTCCATTATGGAATTTTTTTATTGTGCGTTTTCAGTGATATAACATTTTGCACCATAACAACATCGCAATGTGTCGCGTTCGGAACACGCGATCAACCGGATTTCGGTTGACCGCCATCGCCATCACGCGCGCGTAGTTCTTTCGGTTGTGTGTCTCTCTCGTCCGTGATCACTACCGGCTCAGTCGCGTTGACTTGCGTTAGCGCCTCAAGATACGACCCGCCCTTCGACGGCGTCACCTCAAGCTGCTGCCCATCGCCGTAAATCTTTGGCGTCATGCGTGCGACCTGCCACTTCGTGATGTCCGCCGCAAGACGCAAGCCCTGCGGATCACCCATCCCCATCTTCGCGTCGCGCTTGATGTCCTCCAGTTCCTCTTGAAGCAGCATCCCTCTGAACTCCAGCGCCAGACGGTATTGACGCTCGAACTCCGGTTCGGCTGCCAACTTCCTCGAGATGGATGTCCAGCTTGGCATCGACTTGTCTTTCACGATTGCTGTGATCGTGCTGCCGTTCGTCAGGCGCTCAAGAAACTCGTCCCAGACCTCTTCCTTGATCTTCGGGTACGCCATCAGTCCAAATCCTCCTCGAACGCAATGTAGTGCTGCGGATCGCTGTCTATCTCCAGCAGAGGCTTACGACAGGCGCTACACACGACTGTCTGCGTCTCTTCGTACACCCTGCCGCGTGTCGGCATGCCACACCAGTCGCAGTCCCAGTGTTCACGGAAGAAGCGCACCCAGTCGCGCTCCTGTTCTTCGAGGTTGATCACGTCAGCCATCATCTTCCCATTCCGTTGCCACCTCTGCGCCACAAGCGCCGTACCCGGCGATGTCGACCCAGCTATCTTCGTGGTCCGGCGTCTCGATAAGACGAGCCACCTTTAGGCACGTCATGCACAGCACCACCTGCTCAGGCGTCACGGTCTGCCCAAGCACGACCGACCACAGGTCCGCTATTCGCTGATGGTTCTCCCGCACGTCGCCATAACTCTCGCCACGTTCCTCCACGGCGCTTATTGCTTCCCGCAGAGCTTCTACCTTGTCCATATGTACCTCCAATCACCAAACCGCACGAACCGCACTTCCTGACGCCCTCAGCGCCCTTGAGCGGTCCGCTCTGACACTTCGGGCAGCAATCGCGGTCAAGCCACTTCGCGAAGCTGCCATCACCCTCATCGAACATATCGCTTCACCACCCTTGTCCTGTGAGCCGCGTCAGGTTTTTCCCACCGCGCCTCGCACG